CAGTATTTGAAAAAGGGTATCCATCACATGAAGCAGTTAATAGAAAGCCAGCAATGAAACTAAGATACTCAGAAGCATTTTACAGTGTACAAGGCGAAGGCAAGTTTGTAGGAGTACCTAGTGTATTCCTACGTACCTTTGGTTGTAACTTTCGTTGTATGAACTTTGGTGTTGATACTAAAAAGAATCGCACAGAACTTCATGCAGAAGGACAAAGATACAATGCAGAAGTAAAAGCATTGATTGATGCAGGTGTACACGAAACTACAGAAAAGTTCGAAGACTTGCCTATCATTCACACAGGCTGTGATACATATGCAAGCATCTATCCAGAGTTTAAACACTTTAATAAACAAGCAGAAGTTGACGAAGTGGTTGAACATTTACTCTCACTTACTCCGGAAGGTAAGTGGACAATGGATAATGGACAAGATGTGCATCTTATCCTTACAGGCGGCGAGCCGTTGTTAGCGTGGCAACGACTTTATGTAGAGCTATTCGAACATCCACGTATGAGAGATTTAAAAAATGTCACATTTGAAACAAACACTACACAACCTTTACACAGCGATTTCTACGAGTATCTTAACACTCAAGAACGATTTACAGTCACGTGGAGTTGTTCCCCGAAACTTAGTGTTAGCGGAGAACCTTGGGATACTGCTATCCTGCCTGTTGTCGCTCATCAGTATAGTACTGTTAACGGTAGTGACATTTATCTTAAGTTTGTTGTCGCTACTCAAGACGATTTTGACGAAGTTGGCAGGGCTGTGGACGCTTACAAAAGTGCCGGGGTACAATGTCCAGTATATCTTATGCCGTTGGGTGGACGCAGTGAAGAATATTCCCTCAATGTTAAAGAAGTTGCCGAAGCGTGTATGGAAAGAGGATGGCGATTTACCCCCCGACTCCACATATCACTATTCGGGAATGCCTGGGGGACTTAGTGAAGAAGATCTTGAAATTATTCGTGGTAAAAAGATTACAGAAGAACAGGCAAACAAGATAAGGAAACAGTTATGAAACAATGGTTTAAAAATATTACAGGTATTGCTGCTAAAGAACAGGCGCTCGAAGCAGAAGAAATACGTATCTTAGAAGAAGAAATGAAACTTCTTGAAAAGAAAGATCCAAAAGAATATGCTACACGCCGTAAAGAATCTTGGGTTAGTGTACTCGATGTAAAAGTAAATCAAGAAAATGTGCGTAATGGTTTCTTTGAACTTGATTGGAACGAATACTTTATCAAAGACCTTATGAAGGCAGGATACGGAGAGAAGGGCGATCTAGAAGAAGAAATTGTAGATCGCTGGTTCCGTGATATTGTATATGGCATGCTCGATCAAGAAGGAATTGATCCTAGTGATCGAGGCGCAGGTTATATTAATATTACACCTATTGATAAAGGTAAATCAGAAGTATCATGACATTTATGAAACTGTTTGGTTACATTCCTATTTTTAAACTTGACAAAAGTCAGCATAGACAGTATACTTGTTTATATGAAGACTTATGTATGTGAGGACAAATGAGTACCTATATTTTAGTAGACACAGCGAATACCTTTTTTAGAGCTCGACACGTTGTACGTGGCGATGTAGATACTAAATTAGGTATGGCACTACACATTACACTTAATAGTGTTAAGAAGGCATGGAGTGACTTTAATGCAGATCATGTTGTATTCTGTTTAGAAGGACGTAGCTGGCGTAAAGACTATTACGAACCATATAAACGTAATAGACAACAAACTCGTGATGCTATGACGCCCACACAGCAAGAAGAAGACACGCTGTTTTGGGAAATCTTTGACGAGTTTAAAGAATTTGTTACTGAGAAGACTAACTGTACTGTTATGCGTCATTCGCAACTAGAAGCAGATGATTTGATTGCAGGTTGGGTACAAGCACATCCTAATGACAATCATGTTATTATTAGCACTGACGGTGATTTTGCACAACTTATTGCTCCAAATGTTAAGCAGTACAATGGTGTTAGTAACACAACTATTACACACGAAGGCTACTTTGATGACAAAGGTAAGCCTGTAATTGACAAGAAAACTAAAGAAGCAAAGCCTGCACCCGATCCTGCATTTATGTTGTTTGAAAAATGTATGCGTGGCGATACAAGCGATAATGTGTTCAGTGCATATCCTGGTGTTCGTAAGAAAGGCACTAAGAACAAAGTAGGCTTACAAGAAGCGTTTGAAGATAAAGGCACTAAAGGATACAACTGGAACAATATGATGCTACAGCGTTGGACTGATCACAACGGTGACGAGCATCGTGTGTTAGATGACTACAATCGTAATGTAACACTTTGTGATTTAACTGCACAACCTGCAGACATTAGAGAGATAATTAATAACACTATTGCAGAAGTAGAGCCTAAAGAAATTACACAAGTAGGTATGCGTCTTATGAAGTTCTGTGCTAAGTGGGATATGCAACGTATTGCAGACCAAGCACAACAGTATGCAATTCCATTACAAGCGAGGTATCCTAAATGATTAAAACAAAAACAATATTAAAAGATAAATTTTGGATTCTTGAAGATGAAGGAGTACGCCTTGGTACACTTAGCATTTCTGAAGATAAATTTATGTTTAGTGGTCCGGCAGGCACACAATATTTTGATAGCGAACGAGCACTAGAAAAGACTTTTGGTAAAGGGGTTGCAATCAATGAAGTCCCTGTACATAATGATGTTATAGTTGCAGAAAAAGAAGTTTACGGCTATCCAACAAGTTGTGCTCCTTTTAATCCGTTATTAGATGTACAACGTAAACTTCCACTTTTTACTAAAAGTAAAAAATCTAAAAGTTTATATTGTGCAGGATATTATATTATTCACTTTGATAAAGGGTGGGTTAAAAGTTTATGTCCTAAACTGATTACTGTAGAACGGTACGAGTCTAGAGGTCCGTTTAAAACTGAAATTGAAATGCGTGTAGAGTTGAGTAAAGCAAATGCAAAATGATCCATTAAATACTGCTCCTATACAGCAGTTTATACAACAGGTTAAAAGTGCAGATTTAAGTAATGCAAAAGAAATTCGGTTAAGTATACAACAGTCGAAAAATCTAGCGTATACACTTGGCATTGTAATGGCTAGACTAGAAGGTGATTTAGAACGTTTTGTAAAATCTAATTCTGACACAGGTACTGTAGAAGTACAACTAGACGGCGGAAGTGGCTGGAAGTAAACTACGTAGATAACTATAAAAGAGATAAATATATGCGTATATAATTAAGGAGTACGCATATATGAGTAGGCCAAAACCAACCGTATTGCTAGAACATATAGACAAAAAGACCTATAGGGCTGAACAAGTCCTAGATGCTGAAGCTATCTGGGCTGTGTTCTATAACGGCAAGCCTTTCAATCTTAAGAGTTTGAATTCAATTACAAATTATCCAGGACCTAAGTACAAAAAGGTTTCATTCTCAAATCCGGGTCATGCACATAACTTAGCATCTAAATTAAACGAAATGTTTAATACTGACGAATTTGCGGTATATAAGTTATCAGCAGGCGAATTAGAAACAGAAGAATGAACTGGAAAGAAACATATACTAAGATATTTTTAAATCAACTAGGAAAAACTTCAAACGACATTACTGTCAAGGAGTACTTTCCTCTTTGGTGGAAGAATACTAGAGCAAACGGCGGACTTCGTTTAACTGACGAAGGCTTTGATATTCTAACCGAAATTGAACTAGCAACATACGAAATACCATTTCCAAAAGATATGCCCATTACTACACAGGTTATTATCTTTTTAGACAACTTTATCGATTGTCCATATTATCTTACCAATCGAGCAATACATGTAACGAGCGAAAAGAAAGCCATGGAGTTGCATCTTTTCAGCGGAGACTTGCGCAAATACGGCTTAACCAAAGCTATGAATAGACAAGAAAAATCCGAATAAAATGCCAAAAGTGCTTGACATTCGTCCTCGTTGAGCGTATTATATATACATAGTAAGAAATTAAGCACTGATCCACAAAGAGGGAATATACTATGGAAAATGTCGCAATCCGCACTACTAGCCCTAACAAGGCAAAAACTAGCATCACACATGCTATGAAAAAGAAACGTCCTATCTTCCTATGGGGACCTCCAGGTATTGGTAAGTCTGAAGTAGTTGAGCAAATTACTAACAGTCTTCCTAACTCACATCTTATTGACATTCGCTTGTCACTTTGGGAACCTACAGACATTAAAGGTATTCCATATTTTGACAGCAACTCAGGCACAATGGTGTGGGGTGCACCAAGCGAACTTCCATCGCAAGAGTTTGCGGCACAATACGACAATATTGTTTTGTTCTTAGACGAAATGAACTCGGCAGCGCCTAGCGTACAAGCGGCAGCATACCAGTTGATTCTTAACCGTCGTGTAGGACAGTACAAACTACCCGACAACGTTATGATTGTTGCGGCTGGTAACCGTGATGCTGACAAAGGCGTTACTTATCGTATGCCTGCTCCGTTGGCTAACCGCTTTATCCATTTGGAGTTGGCTGTATCGTTTGATGACTGGTTTGAGTGGGCAGTTAATAACAATGTACACAAAGACGTTGTAGGTTTCCTACAGTTTAGCAAGAAAGACTTGTACGACTTTGATCCTAAGTCACCTAGCCGTTCGTTTGCAACTCCCCGTTCTTGGACATTTGTTTCAGAACTGCTTGAAGACGATATAGACGAAAATACCACTACTGATTTGGTATCAGGTGCAATTGGTGAAGGACTTGCTGTAAAGTTTATGGCACACCGTAAAGTAGCAAGCTCTATGCCTAATCCTTCCGATATTTTGGACGGTAAGGTAAAAGAAGTGAAGCAGAAAGAAATCAGTGCTATGTATTCCCTTACTGTGTCACTGTGCTACGAACTAA